CATTAGCTGTAGCAATGAATCCTGATAAATTTGCTGATTTCTTTTATGAGCAAGGTAAAGCAGATGCTGTTGACGGCACAATGAGGAGTATTAAAAACATCCAAATGTCTGAAAATAGAGCACCTGAGGTTGGGAGAGTTACAGAAGGTATTCAGGTAAAAGCGGTAAACCCTGATTCGGGTAGAAGCCTTAAAATCCGTAGTATTAAAAAAATGTAAAACTTAAAAATTAAAAAAAAATGGCAGGTACATTATTATCTAATCCTACTTTTGCTTTACAGCCAGCGGCTGAGCAAGTAGCGTTACAGACAAACTACATTACCAACTTCAACTTCTTAAATCAGTATCTTCCTGATACTTACGAAAAAGAATTTGAGCGTTATGGTAATAGAACCATCGCATCATTCTTGAGAATGGTAGGTGCTGAGATGCCTTCTAACTCTGACCAAATCAAATGGGCAGAACAAGGTCGTCTTCACATTAAGTACACTAACTGTACTTCAAATGCAGCAGCAGCTTCACCGACTGCTACTTTTGCTGTTGCTGATGCAGGTGTTACTTACATCGCAATTAGAGTTGGTCAAACTGTAATGATTCAAAACAACGCTTCAGGTGTTTTCAACAAAGGAATTGTAACTGCTGTCCCTTCTGCAACTACTTTTACGGTAGCTTACTACGAAGCAGCAGGTCAAGCATTTGCTGTATCTACTCAATGTACTGTATTTATTTACGGTTCTGAGTTCAAAAAAGGAACTAATGGAATGGTTGGTTCTTTAGAATCAGAAGATACAATCTTCTCTAACAAGCCTATTATCATTAAAGATAAATATGCTGTTAATGGTTCTGACATGGCTCAAATCGGTTGGGTTGAAGTTACCACTGAGAATGGTGCTACAGGTTACTTATGGTACTTAAAATCAGAGCACGAAACTCGTTTGCGTTTTGAAGACTATTTAGAGACTGCAATGATTGAGGCTGTTCCTGCTGAGAACAACTCAGGAGCTTCTGCTGTATTAGGTGGAAATGGTCAAGGTGGGTCTGAAGGTATCTTCTACGTTGTAAACAATAGAGGTAACGTTTGGGGAGGTGGTACACCAACTACTTTAACTGATTGGGATTCTATCGTTTCTCGTTTAGATAAACAAGGTGCTATTGAAGAAAATGCTTTATTTGTTAACCGTGGATTGTCTTTCGACATCGACAATATGTTAGCTACATTGAATGGATACACTTCAGGTGGTGTTGCTCAGTCTGCATCATTTGGTTTATTTGACAATGATATTGATATGGCATTAAACTTAGGTTTCACAGGATTCCGTAGAGGTTACGATTTCTACAAATCTGATTGGAAATATTTGAACGATCCAACTATGCGTGGTGGTTTAAATACTACTGCTGCTACGGCTACAGGTACAATTACAGGTTTGATGGTTCCTGCTGGTTCTACTTCAGTGTATGACCAAATCTTAGGTAAAAACGCTAAACGTCCATTCTTACACGTAAGATATAGAGCTTCTGAAGCTGAGGACAGACGTTACAAAACTTGGATTACAGGTTCTGCCGGAGGCGCTCAAACATCTGACTTAGATGCAATGGAAGTTAACTTCTTATCTGAAAGATGTGTATGTACTTTAGGTGCAAATAACTTCGTATTATTCCGTTTCGGTTAATAGAAGCATAAAAAATAGGGAGTGTCTTTAATGGCGCTCTCTATATTTTTTAAAGTAAATCAAATCGAATTTAATATTTATAAAAATGGCAAAATTAAAATTAGTAGACAAGGTCTATAAATTGAAATCAGGAAGTCCACTTTCCTATAGTTTAGCATCAAGAAACCACCCACGTTTTCCTTTAATGTGGTTTGATGAAGACAAGCAACAAAACAGAGCATTAAGATATGCTGTAAACCAAAAAAGTCCTTTTGAGGACGAACAAGACGGAAACGCTATAGTAGAACCAATTATCTTTGAAGATGGATTCTTGAGTGTTTCAAAAACAAATCCTGTGCTACAAGAGTTTCTTCACTACCACCCTTTAAATGGGAATGTGTTTATTGAAGTGGACGAACAAAAAGAAGCAGAAGAAGAAGTTGCAGATATGAATCTTGAAATAGATGCGTTAATTGCAGCAAGAGAACTTTCTATTGAACAAATTGAAACACTTACACGCGTAATGTTTGGTAAAGACCCTTCTATTTATCCGTCAGATATTCTGAAGAGAGATATTTTGGTTTATGCTAAATCAGAACCGAGAGATTTTCTAAATATATTGAACGACCCTGAGTTACAATTCCAAGCTAAAGTTCGTTTATTCTTCGAGAGTAAACTATTAGCATTAAGAAATAACGACAGAGAAGTTTGGTTTAACACTTCAACTAACAAGAAGAAAATGTTATCAATACCATTCGGGGAAGACCCTTATGAAATGGCAGGACATTATCTTCAAAGTGATGAAGGATTAGACGCATTAAAAATGTTAGAGGCTATTCTTAGCGAATAACTTGGATTGGGCTGTCCCTGATCGGAAATTAGCACAGATTTATTTCTGTGCTTTTTTTTATGTATATTTGTAAAAAAGATTTAAGATGATAAACGAAGTTAGAAATACAGTATTATCCGTTCTAAATAAGAATAATTATGGATATATATCTCCATCTGATTTTAATTTGTATGCTTTAAATGCACAAATGGAGATATTTGAAGATTACTTCAGTGGTTATAATAAAGCTATAAATGCTGAAAATGCCCGTGCCGCAGGAAGTGATTATGCTGAAGTTGAAGGTCCTATTGCTGAAACAATAGAGGGGTTTTTAGTTACAAACTTTTTGTCTAATCCTGCGACCACTCCTTCACTTCCAGGCAGTAATTCTTTTTCTGTTCCTTCTGTTACAACTACAGGAAACACAGCGTATTACATTTTAAAAATGCTTTGTCATACAAATATTATTTGCGCAGGAACTAATGATGTGGTTGGGCTAAATGTTCTTAAATCTTCTTCAGGTCAATTTACTGATTTTGAAATTACACCGGGTGACATAGTGGTGAATGTAAATACAAGAAAGACAGCAAGAGTTGTCTTTGTATCTTCAGATACAACAATAGTATTGGATTCTAATATCTTCTTAACGGCTCCTGTAAATTATCTTATAATTTCTCAAGCAGCAAAAGAAGCAGAAAAAGTAAGCGTTGGTAAAATAACTATGCTAAATAGCTCTTTATTAACTCAGCCAAACAATATGTTTCCTTCATATACATTAGAAGGAGATTATATAAATATTTATCCTAAAACAATAAATCAATTTGGACAAGTTGAAGCAGTTTACTTTAGACACCCTTTACCGCCAAAATGGACATATATTACGTTAGCAAATGGAGAACCTGTTTTTGACCAATCACAATCTGATTATCAAGATTTTGAACTTCCATACGAAGATACATATAGGTTAGTAATGAAGATATTACAATATTGTGGTATATCAATTAGAGAGGCTGAAGTTACTCAATTTAGTATGGTTCAAGAACAACAAAACAATTTACAATAATTTTTTAAGATATGGCTTATTTATCTCAATACGAATATTATGACAATAATGGTAATCAACCTGAAGATGCAAATTGGGGTTCTTATCAATATATAAGTCTTGAAGATATAGTTAATAACTATATGCTGATGTATTATGGAAACCACTCTTTAATAAACAATGAAGAGCGTTACAAAATTTTGTTTCACGCAAAACGTGGTATTCAAGAGCTTAATTATGATGCTTTTAAAGAAGTAAAAGTTTTAGAACTAACTGTATCTGATGCACTTAGATTTGTTCTGCCTTCTGACTTTGTTAATTGGGTAAGAATATCTTTGTATAAAGATGGTTGGTTAAGACCATTAACGGAAAACATTCAGGTAATGTCATCAAAAGCGTATCTTCAAGACCAAAGTGGTAACATTTTATTTGACCAAAACGGAAATATTCTTGAGCCTCAGTACTCTAATATTGATTACGATAGACTTACAAGAAGTAAAAAAAGTATATACCTAAATCAAGGCAATCAATTTAATGGTCAGTATGGTTGGAATTATGATGGTATGTGGTATTTTGAAGTAGGTATTGGAGATAGATTTGGGTTAAATACCGAAACAGCAAATTTCAATCCTACTTTCAATATTGATAAAAAGGCAGGAGTTATTAATTTTGATTCAAGTATGGCAGGACACTCTTGTATTCTTGAGTATGTTTCTGACGGAATGGAAAGTGGAGACGACTCTTTAATTAGTGTAAATAAGTTGTTTGAAAAATATGTTTACGCTTACATTACTTACGAAATACTTAATTCAAAACTTGGAGTGCAAGAATATATTGTTGCTCGTGCAAGAAAAGAAAAGACGGCATTGTTTAGAAATGCAAAAATAAGAATTAGCAATATCCACCCGGGAAGACTTCTTATGAATTTAAGAGGAATGGACAAGATAATTAAATAGTATGGCAAACGTAACAAGAAATTTTATATCAGGGAGAATGAACAAAGTCGTTGATGAACGATTAGTTCCTGATGGAGAGTATATTGACGCTATGAATATCAGAATGGGGTCAACCGAAAATTCTGAGGTTGGTGTTATATCTAATACAAAAGGGAATTCTCCATTAACTGAATTATCGTATATAGATGGAACTCCTCTTAGCGTAAATGCAAGATGTATTGGTGCTATAGAAGATAGTGCAAGAGAAACCATTTATTGGTTTGTTCACGATCCAACTTTTACAGTTGGAGCTACAGGCAAACTTGATTTAATAGTTTCATACAACGTTTATTTCGATGTTCTTACTTATCATATCGTAAGTATAGACGATGGGGGTGGTATAAATACTACGTTAAACTTTAATGCTGCATATTTAATCACAGGTGTAAACATAATTGAAGATTTATTATTTTTTACAGACGATTATAATCCTCCAAGAGTAATTAACATTAAAAAAAATTATGCTAATCCATCTCCGAGCAACATTGACTACTATACACCATCTTTATCAGCGTCTTTTCCTGAGATATTAAAAGAATCTATTCTTGTAATTAAAAAACCACCGACAGAATCTCCTATTGTGACCCCAATTATAACAAGTGGTCAAGAGAATTTCTTAGAAACAAGGTTTATATGTTTTGCCTATAGATATAAATATGCAGATGGAGAATATTCAGCTACATCTCAATGGTCTGAACCTGCATTTATACCAGGGACTTTTGAGTTTAGTACCAATAGTATGCTTAATGAAGGTATGAAAAATAGCTGTAATACAGCTATTATAAAATACAATTCAGGAGGACCTCTTGTAGTTGGTATTGATTTATTGTTTAAAGAGTCAAATAAGAATATTATTAAGATTATTGAAAAACTTAATAAGGCAGAGGATTTAGGGGGTGTAAATAATCAAGTTTTACAATATTCATTCAATAATAGTAAAATATTTACAGTATTAAATGAAGCTGAAATTTTAAGACTTTATGATAATGTTCCACGTTTTGCCAAAGCTCAAACTATTATGGGTAATAGGTTGATGTATGGAAACTATGTTGAGGGTTATGATTTAGTTGACAAGAATAAAGTTCCTGTAAAATTTGAATACATCACTACTTTAATAACAGAACAAATAGGAAATGAAGATATTCCTGATTCTGCAACTAGCGGACTTTATAATATAGACCCTTCGGCTGTAGGAGAATCTATACCTAATTCTATTGTTTATATTGATTTAACAGGATTAGAATTAATTGCAGGTTCTTCAATTACCCTTCAAATTTCATTTGAACATTCAACATTTACAGGAGATCCACTTTTTCCTACCGAAACAACTGATGTATTTGACTTAGATTTTACATTCTTTTTAAGCACAAATTATTCATCTGTATATGCTTTAGCATCAAGTCCTGAATTTGTTGAAGCAATAGGTACTGTAGCAAATATAGAGCCTGTGTCAACAGCTTGTACAGGAACCACATTTACAGACCAATTTAACTGTGTAGTTCCTATTAATTTAGGTGTATTTACAAAGATAGCAAGTGGAATTAACAATATATCAGAGCCTTTTAAAATAATAACTACACCAGCTAGTAGTTCTATAGGTTTCCAAGTACCTGCAATGAAGTATGTAGATGATATTGTTACGCCTACTCAAACTGTGTATGAATACTATTCTAGTGTATTTGCAGATGCTACTTATCAAAAAATAGCAACACCATCAAGTCTTCATAGTAATAGAGGTTATGAAGTTGGTATTGTCTATATGGATGAGTTTAATAGAGCTACAACGGCTTTAGTGAGTCAAAATAATACTGTGTTTGTACCTTGTGGTTATTCTGCAAATAAGAATAGTATCAGAGTTACAATACCCCCTACTCAAATTGCTCCTTCTTGGGCTAAAAGATATAAGTTTGTAATAAAACCTGACCAAGAGAATTACGAAACAGTTTACTCTAATATATTTTTTACAGATCCTCAAACTAACTTTGCTTGGTTTTTATTAGAAGGGGAGAAT